ACGTATTGTTATGGATCGTATTGATCAAGAACCTTATCTGGAAAGATACTATGTGTTCCTAAAGGATCGCAAGTACTTTCCTTTTAACATTTTTATTCACAAGTTTCTTAAATCAGATCCTGATGATGTACATGATCATCCATGGCCTTACGCTACACTTATTTTAAAAGGCGGTTATTATGAATGGACTCCTAACTTTAATTCACAAGGTGCCAAGATCGGTGAAACACGGCATTGGCGTGGGCCTGGGCATTTCCGTATTTGCTCTGCTAATAGCTATCATCGCATTGAACTGGCTACAGATGTAACTGCTTGGACTTTGTTTATGCCGGGCCCGCAACTCCGTGAATGGGGTTTTTTAGTTAATAATAAATGGATACACAATGAGCAATACCTTCAAGATCGAAAACACCACACTGCCTAATTACTCAGTCACAGGTGCAACTGGATCGTTTACAACAACATCCGGATTTAACGGAACAGGGTTTACTAACTACGGTAAGGCTATTTTAAACACTAATACTGCGGGGTATTCACTAAGCCCAAATGTTACCATCGAAAATAATCCAGCAACATTAAAAGTAGACGGAACTATAGTACACAACGGCAGAGATTTAGAAGAACGGCTATCTACTATTGAAAAAGTCTTGAATATTCCTGAACGAGATGTTATATTAGAATCTAAATATCCTAAACTTAAAAAGTTATACGATGAGTATATTAAAGAGCTATCAAAGACTAGGATGTGGGAAGAATTAAAAAAATAAAACAATGTGATAAACTAAATGGCAACTGATATTGAAAGGGCATTATCAAATGGCTTGGCTCCTTGGAAAGAAATTGAATACCGAACAAAAACATTTTGGATATTTAGAGACATTGATGCGCCGGCCGAAGGCTATCTGTGCTTTGCTCCAACCACCACGAACACAGAATGTTTATACGAATGCTACAAGGGAGCGTATAAATGGGGATTCGACGGTATTACAGATGGTAAATGGGAAGGATTTAATATTGTACAAAGTGTTGGAGAAGTAGCAGGGCAAAGTATAAAATATCCTCATATACATATGATTCCTCGGCGATCCGGAGACATTGAATGAAACAAGCAATGTTAGCTGTTTTTTTGTTAATTACATGTTTAGTATTACTAACAACATGCGACGATAACTTGCAAACAGAGCGAGTATATGATTGCGGTGTAGCGGAATGGCATCCAGATATTCCTAAAGCAGTTAAAGATGCATGTCGTAAGAGAGGAACTGTAATATGATTAAATTAAACTTAGTTATAGAAAATCCATGGAGTGATAAATTTGATCCTGGATATTACTGGGCTGGAAAAATAACAAACTATAAAAGTTGGGAATTCCAATCATATCGTAGTAATACATTGTTCGAAAGTTCGATTTATATCACACACCGGTGTGATCATGCAGGCTTAAAATTAGAATTTGGTTTCTTTAGTTTTAGTTTCCAATTTAATATTTACGATAACAGACACTGGAACTACAATACTAAAACTTGGGAAGTATATAACAAAGAATGAGACAATTAATATTCGATATCGATTTGCCTAAAATCGGAATTATAGGTGTGGGGTTTGTAGGAGAAGCAATTCGTGCCAATTACGAATCATTCAACTTGAGTTTATTAGACTCGGATCCTAATAAAAATTATAATAGCTCGTACAATGATTTAAAACAATGCGAGGGTATTTTTGTTTGTGTTCCTAGTCCTATGAAGTTAGATGGTAGTTGTGACAGTTCTATTTTAGAAAATGTTTTACTAAATTTAAAAGACTATAAAGGTGTCATTATTAGTAAAGTAACTGCTACACCGGACATATATGAACGATTGCAGAGTCAATATGAAAATTTAGTATACATTCCAGAGTTTTTAACTGCGGCTAATGCAATTAGAGATTACGAAAATGAAAAATGGGCTATCATAGGTGGAAGTGTTAGAGCTTATCAAAATGAGGCATCTAGAATTATACAATATGCTAAAAAGGATGCACAAATAGTATTGTGTTCTATTGGAGAAGCATCTTTAGTAAAATATACCATTAATTCATTTTTAGCAACCAAAGTTGTTTTTATGAATGAATTGGAACAACTAGCAACAAGTCAAGGATACGACTGGAATTCTATTAGAAAACTGTTGTTAAACGATAAACGAATCGGTGACAGCCATACACAAGTTCCCGGCCCGGATGGTTACTACGGATTTGGCGGAATGTGTTTTCCGAAGGATACTAGTGCATTATTATCTTATGCAGAACAAAGCGGTGTTCATTTAAACATTTTGAAAGAATCGGTTAAGAAAAATACATTATTAAGGTTGCAAAAACCTAAATAATATTGTACAATAGTACAACGTCATCCACGACATTAACTCGGAGAATTACAATTGACAGATAAAAAAGAAACAGGATTAGACGCTATGTATGGTGATGGCGGCTATCAAGAAGCATACCTTTCGGATGTGCTTCGAACTAAAATGAAACGCGAAGGCAAACGCTTTTGGGCTGGCGATAACATCAGCGACTATCTACACGACAGTGACAAAGAACATCTAATCAACGAAGCAACAGAAGCATTTGAACGTGTGCTTGATGTATTGCTTATTGATCGTGAAACTGATCCCAACAGCAAAGGTACAGCGAGACGCCTAGCTAAAATGTACTTTAACGAAATTATGGCAGGAAGATATGACCCAGCACCAGACGCAACCAGTTTCCCCAACGATTCGGCGGACCGTTACGAAGGTATGTTGGTTGTTCGTAGTGAGTTGCGCAGTATGTGTAGCCATCATCACCAACCTGTGGTGGGTGTTGCTTACATTGGTCTTATTGCCGCTGAACATCTTATTGGCTTATCGAAATATACAAGAATTGCCCAGTGGTGTGCCAGACGTGGTACTCTCCAGGAGGAATTGGCTAATGACATTGCTAGGGAAATCGCCAAAGCAACAGGAGCCAAAGACCTAGGCGTCTATATTCAAGCAGTACATGGATGCTGTGAGAACCGAGGCATCATGGCACATTCTAGTCTTACACAAACTACAGTATTACGTGGTGCGTTCAAAGACGACATGGGTACAAAGAAGGAATTCTTTGATAATATTAAAATGCAACAAGAGTTTGCACCACGTTGATTTAAAGGAGAAAACTATGCCTTGGCCATTTACGTCAGACAACGAAGAAAAACCCACAGGGTGGCCTTTCCCTAGTAGTAATGAATCTTCAGAAAAGAAAGAACTAACTGCTTGGACTGTTAGTACATACTACAAAAAATCTATTGAAGAACACGAACATTTTACTAAAGACGGACAAGAGATTATCCACAAAACCGGCTGGCGTGGAGGTTCTTGGATTGTATATACTAATGATGGCAATCCTCCAGAATTCGAATTTGATTATGTTCCAGGCGGCGATGGATCTAAAGACAGTATCGACATTAATAACTGCTACTACAATAACATTGAAGAAGTAGAACTCGATTCAACATTTGACGGTTGTTGGGAGGATATGGAATGGCCCGATGACATGGATGAAGATGAACAAGCAGAAATTGAAGAAGCTATGGAAGAAGATGGCTACTACGAAGCGTTAGAAAGTAGAGAGTGGTATTCTAGTGATTCAGAGATGTGGATCTGGGGTCCTATCCTTATTGAAGGTGAAAACGGTTTCCGTAAGATTATCCAAGCAGACGAACATGGCAATGTTGTAGACTTTGAGGAAGAATAATGTCACACTATACTATTACTCCGTTAGAAAAGAAGAGCATTGCTATTACATACGAAATGTTCCGTGAAAATGATGACGGTTCAATTAGTTGGTTTAACATCGAAGAACATTATCGATGGGGTAAAGGTTTCATTGCCGAGGACATGGAAGTTAATTTAGAAGCGGATCAGACTCGTATCCAATATTGTAAAGTCGATGAAGGCGAGTATGACGGATGCGACCTTGAAGATCCAATTGCTTGTTATTTTGAATTTAGTGATGACTTATCAGATGAAGAAAAAGCATTCATCGAAAAATGCTATTATGATGGTGATCCTAATGACGACAACGTACCCGACATAGGCGGGGCTGCTTGGTTGTACGACGGAACCCACAATTGGCAAGAAGAAGATTGCTACATTGAAGTAATGGCTCCTTATAAGGTTGACTTTTGTACACAAGATGGTATAATTATACGTGAAGTAAAAGTTCGTTCAAGAGAAGAACAACAAACACTACGCGAACAACTAGGCGAAGGTTGGTATATTCCAACAGACAATGCATTAGAGCCAGAGAAGTATTAATGACCCAGACTGCTAAAGACATTACGGACCAGTTCATCTATAGAGCAAAAAATCTACAGATGTTTACAGTTGAAACAGATGTGCCAGAATCATTTAGATTTAACGGGCCTGTGCCATTCTATCTTAAGATTGAAGAGGGCGTTATTTACGCCGAAGTGTATGCTTTGTCATTTAACGAGGCATGTGAAATTTTTAATGAATATATTGAAGGATGCAAATGAAGTGGCTTAAGAAAAAACTACGTAAATGGGTTAACGAAGCAAGAGATTACGACGAAGAAAAGTTAAGTTCAGTCTCCCTTAGTCGTGATGTTGAATCAAAATGTGATGCTGAACCTATCCTACACTTCCGTGTATTCGGTGCTGTAGGAGGAAAGGTTGTGGAGTTTAGGCGTTATGATCGTAAGAGTGATCGTAGCGATACTACATCATATATTATTACGAACGAACAAGACTTCGGCGAGCGTATCGCTAAAATCGCTACTATGGAGACATTGAAGGGATGAAAGAATTGGTAGAATTTATTATGTGGCAATGGGGTAAGTGGCAGGGATGGCAACGCATTTACTTTATCTCAATGATTGTAATTGTTCTAGGATTAGTAACGCCAGGACTAATTGGAGCGATATTGATTGTACTTGGGCTTACTAGTTTACTATCCTGGCTTTTTAAATGGGCTGTATGGGACAGTATTTCAGATGCTTATAACGAATTTAAAAAAGAAAAACAAGATGAGCAAAATTAAAATAGCAGAACTTTTTTATAGCATACAAGGTGAAGGAAGGTACATGGGTGTACCTTCTGTTTTCTTACGTGTGTTTGGTTGTAACTTTAAATGTGCCGGCTTTGGTATGCCGCGTGGCGAATTAAGTACCGAAGCTGAGGAGATTTCAAAACGTGTTGAGTTTTTTAAAGATTATAAAGAACTGCCTCTTGTATCCACTGGATGCGATTCATATGCTAGTTGGCATCCTAGTTTTAAACATCTTAGTCCTAATATTGATACCGATAGTTTGGCTGACCAAATTTGTAGTATTTTGCCTAAGAAAACTTGGCAAGATGAACACCTAGTTATCACAGGCGGTGAGCCATTGCTAGGTTGGCAACGTTCTTACCCAGACTTGCTAAATCATCCTAAGATGGAGGCGCTGAAAGAGATTACGTTTGAAACAAACGGTACTCAGAAACTTACTCCAGAGTTTAAAGAATATTTGAGTGACTGGAACGATTGGAACAGAGAACTGACTTTCTCAGTGAGTGCTAAACTTCCGTGTTCGGGAGAAAAGTGGGAAGATGCTATCAAGCCCGAAGTTGTCTGCGAGTATGAAGAAGTTGGAACAGCCTATTTAAAGTTTGTAATTGCTACAGAACAAGACTTTGCCGATGCTGAGTGTGCTGTTGCCGCATATCGTAAAGCAGGATTTAAAGGACACGTTTATCTAATGCCTGTAGGTGGTGTTGAAAGTGTCTATGCATTGAACAATCGTGCTGTGGCGGATATGGCTATGAAGGCAGGCTTAAGGTACAGTGATCGTTTACAAGTACCGTTATTTAAAAATGAGTGGGGTACCTAATGAAAAAAGTTTTTGTAAATTGGGCAGATGTACAGCGACAAGCTCAAGAAATACTTAGACAACTACAAAACGACAATTGGAGACCCGACTACATTGTTGGGTTATCTCGAGGCGGGCTTGTTCCAGCAGTATTAGTTAGTCAATATACAGGAATTAAGATGCACACACTTTCTGTTAGTCTTCGAGATGGAGATACCGTAGAAAGCAATCTTTGGATGGCTGAAGATGCATTTGCAGGAAAACAAATCTTAATTGTCGACGACATCAACGATAGCGGTGCTACACTAAACTGGATTATGAAAGACTGGCCTTCGGGCTGCTTCCCGCAAGACGAACGGTGGAATTCTGTTTGGGGTTCTAATGTACGTATAGCTGTTTTATATAACAATATATCAAGCGACTGCCAATTTGTTAACTATTCTGCCGAATTTCTCAATAAAGAAGATGACCCAGTTTGGATTGTCTTTCCTTGGGAAGAATGGTGGAAAAGATGGAATTTTAAAGAAGAAAAAAATATCGGAGTATAAATGAATAAATTTATTGAAAAACTTTTTGGTATCGATAAACTAAAGGCAGAGACAGAGGCTGCGGTAAGGGCTGCTGAAGAATCTAAGAAGCTAGCAGAAGAGGCTGCTTTAGCCGCTGAACGTGCTAAAGAAGCCGAAACACAGGCTAAACTTAGTCCAAAAGATCGTGCTACAAGAAAAAAAGAACCTTGGGTCAGTGTTTTAGATACTCATGTGAATAAAGAAAATATTAGAAATGGCTTTTTTGAACTTGACTGGAACGAGTATTTTATTGTACAATTGAAGCAAGCTGGCTACGGCGCTGACGGTGATCCGGACGAAGAAATTGTAGATCGGTGGTTCAGAGATATTGTATATAACATGTTTTCTGAATCAGGAGTTGACACATCTAGAGGCGCAGGCTACATTAACGTTGTTCCAATTAGCAAAGGCAAAAGCGAAGTTTCATGACATATATTTTAGTTGATACTGCAAACACATTCTTCCGTGCTAGACACGTTGTTCGCGGCGACGCCGACATTAAGCTAGGCATGGCCCTTCATATTACTTTTAACAGTATCAAAAAAGCATGGCAAGACTTTAATGGCAGTCACGTAGTATTCTGTCTCGAAGGTCGAAGCTGGCGTAAAGATTACTACAAGCCATATAAAGCTAATCGAGCAGAAACTCGTGCGGCAATGACTGTTAAAGAACAAGAAGAAGATAAATTGTTTTGGGAAACATTCGATTCTTTTAAAGAATTTATCATCAATAAAACTAACTGCACAGTATTGCAACATTCACAGCTAGAAGCTGACGATTTGATTGCAGGATGGATTCAATCGCATCCTGCAGATGATCACGTTGTCATTAGCACAGATAGCGACTTTCATCAGCTTATTGCATCGAATGTTAAACAATATAATGGTGTATTAGAAACATTAACTACTCACGAAGGTATCTTTGATAAAAAAGGTAAATTAGTTATTGATAACAAAACTAAAGAGCCTAAGGATATCCCTAATCCAGAATGGATTCTCTTCGAAAAGTGTATGCGCGGTGATAGTTCAGATAATGTGTTTAGTGCATTTCCTAAAGTTCGTAAAAATAAATTACTAGAAGCATTTAATGATCGTGCTAACAAAGGATTCGCTTGGAACAATATGATGTTACAGCGATGGTTAGATCACGAGGGGGTAGAACATCGCGTTCTCGACGATTACGAAAGAAATAGACAGTTAATTGATTTAACTCATCAACCGACACATATCAAAGATCTGATTAAAACTACTATTGCAGAAAATGCTAAACCTAAAGCTGTAGATCAAGTAGGAATTCGATTAATTAAATTTTGTCAATTGTATGACATGAAACGTATGATTGACAGCATTCAACAGTATGCAGAACCATTACAAGCGAGGTACACTCAATGACAGAAATTCAAGCTAAACCGATCGTAGACGGAAAATTTTGGATCGTCGAACAAAACGGAATTAAGATCGGAACACTTCATAAAAAAGAGGGCAACAAATTTATGCTAAGTAGTCATGAAGGACAAAGTTTTTTTGGTAAAAAAGAAGAACTATTAAAAGCATTCGGAAAGAATTTCTTTAGTGGTAAAATTAAAACTACTATCAGTCATGAGGATATTAAAGACGTTTACGGATATCCTACTAGCTGTTATCCGTACAATCCAATGTTTAATCTTCAAAAAAAACTTCCATTGTTTACTAAGAGTAAAGCTAGTAAAAGTCTATACTGTGCCGGGTATTATATTATTCGATTCGACAAAGGATGGGTTAAAAGTTTTTGTCCTAAACTAATTACCATCGAGCGTTATGAAAATCGAGGTCCTTTTAAGACTGAAATAGAAATGAAACAGGTGCTAGCAAATGCCAAATCCGATTAACACAACTCCGTTACAGCAGTTTATTCAACAGGTAAAGGCTGCGGATTTGTCTCAGCAAAAAGAAATTAAATTAGATATCAAGACTGCTAAGTCGTTAGCATTTAGCATTGGAGAAATTAGTTCTAAGTTACTTGAAGATCAAGATATACTGTTATCTAAGTTACAGCAAAGTCAAGGATCTGGAGATATTACAATACGTATGGACGGTGGTGGGTTCGAACGAAGCTGAAAAGATAAATATATACGTAGTTAATATTAAGGATTACGTGTATGAGCCGCCCAAAACCAAAAGTTTTACTTGAGCACATTAATAAAAAAACATATAAAAGCGAGCAAGTACTCGAGTCAGAAGCCATTTGGGCAGTTTTTTATAATGGCGAGCCTTTTAATCTAAAAAGTTCGAACAGTCTGACCAGCTATCCGGGTCCTAAATATAAAAAAGTTAGTTTCTCTAATCCCGGACATGCGCATAATTTGGCTAAAAAGTTAAATGCAACATTTAACTGTACAGATTTCCAAGTTGTTAAATTAACATCTGGCGAAATTGTAAAATGATCTCTAGAGAGACTTATACAAAAATTTTTTTGAACAGCCTCGGTAGAAGTACGGATGAGGCAAATGTTAAACTACATTTAAATAAATTATGGCAAAGTAAAAGAACAAAGAACGACGGCGGATTACGATTAAGTGAAGATGGTTACATGTTCTTAATAAGTGATTTAGAATTAACAGAATACGAAATCCCCTTTACCGATAAAATCGAATTGAGCCCGCAAACAATCATTTTCTTTGATCAATTTTTGGATTGTCCTTATTATCTTACCAACCAAAGTTTAACCGTTTTTTCGGAAAAAAAGTCGTTTGAGCTTTATATGTTTTCAGACGATATTCGAAAATACGGACTAGTTAAAGCCATAAATTCTAGAAAAAAAGATAGCCGTTTGGACGAAAATTCCTAAAAAGTTGTTGACGTTGAAGGCATTTGTCTGTATAATAGACACATAGACAGTTAATTCAACTCGCTTTATACAGGAGATCTAAATGAGCGAAATCGTTTCTCGTACCGTTGGCCCAAAGGCTGCTAAAAAATCTATTTGCCGAGCGTTTAAGGCACAACGACCCATTTTCTTGTGGGGGCCTCCGGGTATCGGCAAGTCTGACATTATTAAACAAATCGGCGAAGACCTTGAAGCTCATGTTATCGATATTCGATTGAGCTTGTGGGAGCCTACTGACATTAAAGGTATTCCGTATTTCGATGCCAATAGCAATCGCATGTCATGGGCACCACCCATCGAATTGCCAGATCAGATCATGGCAGAAAAACATAAAAACATTATCCTGTTTATGGACGAAATGAACTCTGCGGCTCCTGCTGTACAG